AACGTAATCATTCTCTGGTAAGTCTTTGACTTCACCGAGAATCGTATGGTTCGTTTTGAATGTTATTAATTTTACTGTCATAATATTTAATCTCTAAAACCGATTCAATCGGAAGTTTATTTGAAAAATCGACCGCTTCAGCTAAAGTTTCAAACTCTTTAGAATCTACGGCCGCACCACCTATTCGATAGTAGGCTACTTTATACATTGACCCTTGTCTCCGCTGGCAAAACACCAATGGTGACCCAGCGTTTTGGAAAAAGCATTTCACGACCACGGAAGTCGTTCATGTTTTGTGATGGGTCTTGAACCCAACCAAGAACCTCCACCTTATTATCAATCTCCCGCAGATAGAGGTCATACCTATCCGCTCTAGGAAGTTTATACTCAACTGCCAACTTTTTAGCGAGTTCACGAATATTCATATTCTCTTTCATAGTTAAATTAAATGGTATTATATCAAAGTTTGTTATCGATGGCAACATTTTTACAGGCAAACTTGCTGAAATCTGGTTTCTTCCAACCTTCAGGCTTGAGAATTTTGCCGTCATTACGTTTGATAACTTTGCCTGTTACAGTATCAATCTTGGCAAGGTTACTTCTTGCACCTTCATCCCATGCACCTTCAACATCATAACCTTTTGATAGCATATAACCAACAATCACCCAAATCATATCGAAGCAAGCATCCAATGTTTCAACATCATCGCCTTTGTAATATGCTTCAAGAAATTCTTGGTATTCCTCATCAATCAATTTTTTATATAATAAGGCTTGTGTTTCATTCTCCACGTTTAATGTTTGGCCTGAGGCCAACATAAACATCTGAACATCAGTAAAAACTTTGGTCATTTGTTAACCTTATTTAATTCTGATTGATAAGTTCTCTTGCGTAATTCGGAAGAACTGAATCTATGATTGCGAGAGTTAAACCAAATTTTGACACCACGGTCTTCACAGATTTGTTTACCTGTAAACTCTTTGTCTTTGTATTCTTCACCAATAATACGAACATTAATAGGCAAGAACATTAACAAGTCTTCAAGGTCTTTCTCTGTATCATAAACAATAATCTCATCAATAAACTTGACAGCAGATAATTGAACATATCGTTCAACGATTGATTGAACAGGTTTGTTTTTAACATCTGGTCGGTCAATAGTTGGATCACTTTGAACAGCAACAATTAAATAATCGCAAATAGTTTTACATTCAGCCAGCATCAAAATGTGACCAGCATGAAGTAAATCAAAAGTTGAACAGGTGAAACCAATGGGTCTACCTATCATATTATCAGGCAATACTAACATATCATTCCACCTCTAATCCGTTTTCATAACCACGAGCATAATCTTCTGCATCTGCTTCTGCATTTTCCACATCACCATATGGATTGTAAAATTCTTCTTCAGCTATTGCTGAATTATAACCTTGTATGTAAGGTGCTTGTTCATAGAGAACAATTTTATTTCTCTTTTTAACCATAGTTTTTTCCTCTTTGGTAATATTTTTCAAATGTACTGCACCATCTACCATGGTTATACTTAGTACATCACCAGGTTTCCAAGCAAGGTCTTCAATCATTTCATCCGAGAATTGTAATATTGCGTCACCATTCTCGCAAATCTCAACAACCTCTGCACTATATTTTTTCAATTGTTACTCCTGATTTTTCAAGAAACGTGATGCCACTAGTATCCCTATAAGTGTTCCGATATAGAACACTCCCAATACCACTTTGGTAGATAAGTTTGGCACAGTCCAAACATGGAGCATGGGTAATAAACATAGTAGCACCCAAACCAGATTCGGTAGATTTAGCAAGTTTCGCAATCGCATTTGTTTCAGCATGAAGCACCTCTGGTTTTGTTTTTAATCTATAACGAAGCCAACGATTATCTTCTTTTGGTAATTGTTGTTCTTGATTTGGCCATTGTTCCTCAATTTCATTGGGATCCAACCAACCTCCGGCATCACTACTCATGTATTCTTTATCTTCACAGTTGTTATCCCAACCTGAAGGCATACCATTGTAACCAATTGAAATGATTCTATCATCTTTGACTACAATAGCACCAACATGAAGTCTTTTGGCAGAAGACAATTCTGCAAATGTCTCCGCCACTTTCATATAAACTTCTATGAATTTACTTTTCACTACGTTTTTCTTTATGTGATGGTGGTGGTTTTAGAGATTCTAATTGAGCATTAATCATCAATCTTTTGTAGATATTTCGTTCATTATCATCAATTATGGTAGCCATGAATCGTTTTGTTTGTTTGCTGAGTTTAAAGTTGCTATTAGTTTTCATAATTTAATTCCATCCATTTTGTTTCTTCAGTTAACATTTCAATTGTGATATCGTTTGCTTCCGCTTTCTCAATCATATCTTCAAGAACACCATAACCATATCCATTGGCACCATAAGAACCTTTGCGACATGAATATGTTGAACCACTACTACCTTCAAAAAAATAGTAATCGGTATTTTCAGATACGGAGGTTATACCAGAATTCAGTTGCCAAGAATCTGAGCCGAGATAACCTCCATACCAACAACCAAAAATTTTATAAACTGGTTTTTCAGAAGGTCGACCAATGATTTTAATAACTAACCATTTGTCTGGAGAATACTCACTCATATCAAACTTCTATGTATTTAAGTTTAAAATGGTCAGCTCTATCTTCGTAACCATCGTAACCACGGGGATTACAAACGACACGGGTAGAACCAACCATGTAATCAAAGTCTTCATGTGTATGGCCATGAGTCCACAATTTAATTTGTGGATGATCCATGATGTATTCATCCAATGAAGAACTGTAACCACCATTCATCAATTCTTCCTTTGCATAACGAGGATGAGTAGATGATTTACTTGGTGCATGATGGCCAACAACAACAAACTTTTGGTCAAACTTACCTTCAATAACAGTTTGAATATAACCAAGCATTTGTCTATGGTCAACAACTGCATCTTCGGGACAAAATGTAGAAGGCTGTGAAACTCTTTTGTGTCCAATCTCAATGTAACCACCAGATTCTTTGGTAAGATATCGACTACCATTCTTACCATCAGGTGTGAAATTTGGATTTTCTTCGTATAGTGGAACTTTACGTTCAATCATACGATTAGAATTTGATACACAACGGAAGTCATTCATCATTCCACGAATATGCAGTAGAGTCATTTCATCCTCTTTGTTCATATCAGTCCATAATGTACCACCAATGAATGTTACATCATCAATCACTTTAGATTCTTTGTCAAGCAAATACACATTGCTCAACATATTAGATTCTAACATTGATTTGAGTTTGTTTCCACTTGTGGCAAAATCACCATGATAGTGTTCGTGATTACCCATGATATACACTACATGAGGGAATTGGAATGAACAACGCTTGAAGAAATCGGCAATACGATTACTTTTTGCGCCTTCTAAGAAACCATGAGGGTCTGGTCGACCAAGGTCAGCAGCTACACAGATATCTCCACCGAGTATTAATACATCGGCATTTTCTGTGTTCTGCAAATTGATATCTGCAAATTCTAGGTGAATGTCAGAGGCAAGTGCTATTCTCATAATATAATTTTCTGTTAAGATGCAACAATTATAACACAAATTTTGAGAAGGTGCGGCAAACAACCGCACCTTTCAGGCAAACTACTCTGTTAGTAGTTCAGGTTGAGCAAACTTAATTTGTTTGCCGATTTCGACCTTGCGTGGTTTCTTATGGTCAGGAACAATATTCTCTAAACCAATTTTAAGAATACCATCAGCAAATTCCGCACCTCTAACTTCAACAGTATCGGCGATACGGAGTGTTTTGGTGAAAGAACGAGTGCCAATACCTTTGTGTAAATATTGAACATCGGTTTCTTTTTCTTCTTTCTCACCTTTAATAATCAAACTACCATCTTCTATGGTAATATCAATTTCATTCTTTGAAAAACCAGCAACTGCCAATTCTACCATGTAGCGATTGTCATCTAGTTTAAGAATGTTGTGAGGTGGAAATGTTGACACCGTTTTCGAAATATTACTGTCTAACATTTTTTCCATGTCGTTAAACAGGCGTTCGAAGCCAAGTGTCGTATGATGTAATGGACCAAATGAAATATGTCCTAGTGTCATATAGTTCTCCTATTAAGCGAGTTACAGAAATAACCAACCCCTAAGGCGTTGGCTTTGTCCTCATGGACAATCCTATTTATATCAGTAGTTTAAATTTTCGTTTGGTTTTTTACCGATATTATATTTCGGTACCAATTCCCATTCATCTTTTTCTTTGAAAGCAATAATCTTAATTTGATGTAATGGTGCAACGTCTTCACCAATTACCTTTTGATTTAAAATCTTAACAAGACCCCATTCTTCCAATAATTTTGCAATTGCATTTCTTCTCTGAACATCATTCTCAGAGATATTTGTTGGCTTACCATCTAACGCAAACAGTTCTTTAAAATGTACCAAATAGTAATGTCCTTGCTTGTGCAATATATGACATGATTGGTACAGGACCTTTTCTTTGCGAGATGATACACCAATTCGGGTAAGTGTTTCTCTTACCTTCAAAAAATCGTCCTGTTCATTGAGTGTGACCTCAACAAACTTGGCCAAATCAACCATATCATTTCCTTAATCCACCTGTATCGGTTTGTTCTTTTAATTGTTGGATTTGTTCATTACTAAGTAGGCGTAGAGCTTCACGAGCTTTGGTGTCTGAAAAACCATAGATGGTCTTAATACATTCTATATCTTCACTTTTTTCAGACTTAACCCACTTTGCAAAAGGTCGTTTTTGTGACCTAATCGTATTTAGTAAAAAATCATATTGCAACTTTTTGTCCAGGTGATGGCGTTGGTTGACCTCATTGGCATATCCGATACAGTCTTTGTGATAGGATAGTGACCGGTTAACGAGAAAGGGAGTATATGACTTTTCCGTGACCTCATCGACAATCAGGTTCTTCTTGCCATACAAAATCTGGTTTACATAGTCAAATGGGTTCATAAAATTGCACCAATGTATTTTGTTGTTGAAATTGTAGTTGTTTGACTTCTTCCAATTTCTTCTGTTTATAGTCTAATAAAAACTGTTGATTTTCACTTCGTGAGGAATGTATTTTATCCATAACCACAGCGAAAGATACATCCATCATCTCACAGAACTGTTCACCTGATACTATCTTCAGGTAGTCTAGTCCTTCATACAAACTAACATTCCTACCAGATGCACCTAGAAAATTGACAACAAAGATTTTAGTTTCATATTCTGAATGTATTTCTTCTAAATGTAATTTCAATCTTTGATATTTGGCTTTCTCTCCATGTGCCTTCTTTGAGTCCATGTTTCTGAGATTAATCTTCAATTCATAAACATAAATTGTTTTTGTATCTTCATCAACCAACACATAATCTGGCACTTCTGCACCAAACTTAGGTTTCTGTAACAGAAACTTTCCTGTATTTGTAACACCTATTTCTGTTTGTTTGATGTATGTATATACAAAATGTTCTTTGATTGCTTTCTCTACAAAGTAACCAAATTTACAACAGGCAGATGCAAGACAACTATAAAACTTAGCCGTTTCAAAATCACCTGTCAATAAGTAAATTGGATTATTGTATAAAGCTTTCTCATCCAAGTTGCGTTCATCAATAATCATAACATTCTCAACAGTCCAACGGTATCAATTGTAGTTAACAAGACATAGTTAGCCAGCATTCCAAAACTTTTCCTAGTCCAAGCAGCCCAAGCGTACATAGCACAACCAGCAATCCATATAGGATAGAGAACAAGTAGGGGTGGATGTGGTACCGTGGCAGCCATCGTAATGCTACACCCGATAGATATAGCCCAAGCAAACAACTCAACAGAAAAGCGAAAACGATTACTATTCCAGTCATTACGAATCCATTCTATGGTTGGTGTAAAGATTTTAATCACTTAAACTCCAACGACACCATCAATTCTGTCAAACAAGCCACAAGATTAATTTCTTGGTCTGCAACAAATGCTTGTTTGTATTGATAGTCTGCAATAATAATAACTGCTTGCGGAATGGATTGAGGTTTCAATACTTCATACAAGTTATCATAGAGTTTACGATAGAGTGCAGCTGGGTCAATATCATTACTGGCAACCCATTTACGAATTGCACCAAAGTCTTTATCTTTAATGAATTTGATAATGTCATTCAACGACACATCAACAATTTGAGATAGAACACCAGTATCAATCTTACCAAACTTTGAGAACCTTTGCAGTTCATTAATGACACGGCGGAAATCTGGAAAGTGTTTCTTGATTAACTCAGCAACAACTGGTGTTTCATAATCAATTTGTTCTTCAGATAAAATCGTTTGAATAGTCTTAAAGAATTGACCAGCCATAGATGACTTCTCAGAAGCTTTAAGTGTGAATTCAATGACCGCACATCGACTGTGTAGAGGTTCAATGATTTTGTTTTTGAAGTTACAAGTAAAGATGAATGAGCAGTTGCCAGCAAATTCTTCAATTGCATTTCGAAAAGCTGCCTGAGCATTTGCAGACAGATAGTCAGCCTCATCGATGATGATGACTTTACGACCACCAGAAAAGGAC